TTGCGCAAACGCGAGGTGTTGCAACAATGAAGTTTGCAGCGCCACGACGGTTACGGATAGCAACGCGGTTAGCTTCAACGATAACACGTGCATAGAAGTCACGGTTACGTTCACCTAACCAACGACCGTCAGCTGAGATTGGTGACCATACTGAATAGCCTTGACCAAAGCCTGCATTGATTGCAACTTGGCACATACGGATAATCATTTCACGGTCGATTTCAGCTTGAATTTCGTACGACATAGCGTTCGTTAATTCATTGTCTACGTCGATACCGTTCATGTTCTTGAGATCTTGCTCAAGTTCTACGGACCAACGTGCTGCTAAACGACGTGTACCAGCTTCAACTGCTGTCTTTTCAAAAGCAACAACCATCTGTGGGATGTTTGAGCTTAATTCAAAGTTTGCTAATAAGTTAGCAACGCCTTGATCGAAAGCAGGTACTGGGAAAAGGTCGGAACCTGTTGCAGCTGTAGCACCACCGGATAACCATGACGCAGAAGTACCTGTATAAGCTGTATTTAAGTAATTCCAGCCTGTTTCAGTACCTTCTGAAGATTCTGTCCAACCTTGTGGGCTGTTAGAAGCTGCACCATAGCCACCATCTGGGCTTGTAGCACCGAGTGGAGTAGCTTCGTAACGGTAACGAAGGGCAAACGCTAGACCAACTGGACCGCTCATAGGTTGAACACCAACGATTTCGTTTGTGATCAATTCTGGAAAAGTACGGCGGATCATCGGAATAAGGATCTTTGGTAGACGAGCATCACCAGTAGCATAGAAGTCACTTGATGGCTTACCACCGAAACCCATGGAGCCTGTACTACCGAATACGCCACCAGCACCTGCGGTGTTGGAAGCTTCGTTTAAGCACCATTGTTCTTGATTTTCAAGAAGGATAGCTGTGTTTAGCTTTGTGTGATCGTCTTTAATCGCTGGAGTTGCATCATCAGCATGCTCGAGCAACGGAGCCCACTTTTTGAGTAAGCTTGCTGCACGATCCTGATTGATGTAAGATTGTGAAGGTTTAATTGATTTCATAACTAATATTTTTTTAACTAACAATATCTCAAGTTCGTTAACAGAACTTCAACGTGTAGATATACTTATAAAAAAAGCCCCCATTTCTGGAGGCTTTTAGAAAAAAACTATCCGATTTAATTAATATTTCTTTTTAATGAATTCGGAAACGTAAAGGTTAGCAACTTGTTGGGCACCTTCTTCTGCAAACGATTCAGCTGAAGAATAAGATTTGGACTCATTTACAACTACTGGTTGTGCAGGTACGTCTATACCTTTTGAAATTTGAGTTGCGGATTCTTTAAGAACTTCTACTTCATCTTCTTCCTTCTTGTCATACATTTCTGCAACGTAATTGAAGTTTTCTTTAATGTTTTCGATCTTCTTTTCAGAAAGAACGCGTAACATATAGTCTTTCTTTGCTTTTGGGAAGTTTTCTAATTTCTTTTCTAAGAATAATTGTTTTTCAGTGTTTTCTGCTTTTTCAGTAATAAGCTTAACTTGATTTTCGAGTTTCTTTACTTGTTCGTTAGCTTCGTCGATTTGTTTCTTACCATCAATTAAAGCTTCTTTAATACTTTCATTTACGAATTCATCACTAAGACCTACTAAGCGCTTCATTTCTGAAACAATCTTACGAGAACGAGCATTTTCTGTAGCTTCTTTTATTTGTTGAGCTGGAATTGTTTTGTCAATATAAAGTTCAATATAATTAGAAATTTGTTCAACTAAAGATTTCTTGAATTGTTCAGCTTCGTTCTTCATTGCATTTTCGTACAACTTCACGATCTTTTTAAGTTTTTCAGTATGTACTTCATCAAGAGTACTTAAAGCGTGTTTAAATTTAGCAGCATGAGTTTCGTCAATACGGGAAACAATCTTATCAAGCTTTTCTGTGTGATCAGCATCAATAGCTTCTAGTACTTGTTCAAGCTTAGAAGCATAATCTTCATCTTGTTTAACAAGAGCAGCTTCAACAGCTAATTGTGTTTTTTCTTCAGCTTTTGCTTCGACTGCTTGAGAAATTGCCTTTAAGGTTTCTTCTGAAAGAAGATCTTTAGTAGCTTCTTTTAAGAGAGTTGTAATGTCTTGGCTCATATATTATAGGTATATTTATATAAATTGACGTTAAAAAACAGGTTAAATCCTGAAATTACCGTTTAGTTGCGCCTAACTCCTTGTTAGCAGCAATAATGCGTTGTTTTACTTTTTCGTTAACAATTGTTGCAAGGTCTCTATTTGCACGTTTAAAATCATTACGAGATAAATGATTGATGAAATTAACTATGTTTTGCTTTTCTTTCATATTATTTTAACTTGTTAATAAACTGGATAATTTGCTCTCTTAGATAAAGATCTACATCTTTCTTAGGTAAAGATTTAAGTTTACCTTCAAACGTGTCATATACTTCTTCGTATGCCCCGTTGCTTTTAAGAATAAATGCTTTTGATTCTAATATACCATGTACAAATGCACCTGGTGCAGATGGGTCAGCTACAACATCTATAGTTATAAGCTTCATGTTTTTTACGTAATTTACACCACCTTTGTCTTCAAGTTCACCAAGCGCTCTTGAAGAAACACCAGGCTTAAAACCATCTTTAATTAAACTTTTAAGTATTTCTCCCAATGGAGTACTAAGAACTTTACTCTTACCACGACATATATTACCATCCATACGAAGGTCAGTAATAAGGTGACAAGCCCGTTCACTATTTACAGTTGCGCTTTGTGGGTGTTCTAATTCTCCTAGAGCTCTATTTTCTAAAACAAATTCTTTATTGTACCGTTCAACCTCTTTTGCCATTTCTTCTCTGCTGTATATACGATTGTTACGGTTCTTTTCTTCCGCTACCATATAAACACCAGCAATGTACATTGTAGCTGGTTTATCCTTGTTTCCTTCTTCAATAAGGTAATCAAGACCTTCTGTGATTGGATTTTGCGTTATAAGCTTGAGTAACATGTTGCTTATATATTTATGTAAATACTTGCTTTTTCTATGTACTCTTATAATATTAAGTATGCTCACACCAAAATATAGTGTTGTTATACCAACGTATAACCACTTGGATAAGTTCTTGAAGCCTTGTCTGGAGAGTATTATTAAATACACGGATTTCAATAACACTGAAGTTATAGTGGTAGCAAACGGGTGTGTTGATAACACAGCTCAATACGTTACCGAACTGTCAAATGTTTACCCATCTATCAAACTTATAGATGTAAAAGAAGGTTTAGGATACACTAAAGCTACTAATTTAGGCATTAAAGCGGCAACAGGGGAATATGTTGTACTTCTTAATAATGATACTGTTCTTTTATACCAACATTATAAGAATCAATGGCTCGAAGTGTTAGAGGCTCCTTTTATATCAGACCCTCAAATGAGTGTAACTGGACCTTTATGGTCTTATGACAAGATAACTAAGTCTAGGTTTATTATATTTTTCTGTGCAATGATACCAATGAAGCTTTTTAATGAACTAGGCCTATTGGATGAAGTGTTTTCACCGGGTAGTGGAGAAGATATAGATTTTTGCGTTAAAGCTGTGTCAAAAGGATACAAGATACAAGTTGTACCACCTGATACAAATTTAGAAAAAATAAAAGACGATGCTAAAATGATTAGTGGTAGTTTTCCAATTTATCATTATGCTGAAGGTACATTTGAGAATGTAAATGATTATAGTTCTGTTATATTTAAACGTAATAGTTTAATTAACTTAAAGAGACATAGTAAAGAAATTAAGCTACATTTAACTTCTAAAGATGATCGTAATTTATTGAATGAACATATTAGAGTACATCACAACGCTCCAAGTAGCGATGTACTATGTGAATGGAGTAAACTAGAGTTTGAAACGAGTACAGTAAGTGAAATAGCCGTATTAGATTCGATGCAAGATATACCACTCACACTATTACCTAATTACACAAGTGAATGGTTTAGAGTGTTAAAAGAAGCTGGTAAAGCGGTAGTAATCATACCAATATTAAATGCAGCTTATACAGCACAAACATTAATAAGTAGTGGTTTTAAAATAGACGGAACACAAAAAATTAACGAACATTCCATGTTTATACAAGCTTCTAAGTTATGATAGCAACCAACGTAACAGCAACTGTTTCTACTAAAGGTAGGTACCATACTACTTTTCCTTTAGTATTAACTTCACTAGTCAATCAAACACTTAAACCCTCTAAACTTATCATATATGATGATAATGACGTATTAGAAGATTTAAGAGAGAATGAAATATATAGAAACTTATTTACTTTACTTAATAGAGTAGGTATTAACTGGGAAGTTACTATAGGAGAACGTAAAGGTCAGATCTGGAACCATCAACGCACATTAAAAGAAGTTACAACTGATTGGATATGGCGGTTAGATGATGATAATGTAATGGAGAATAACACGCTTGAAAGTCTTTATAACTATGCTCAAACCGATAGTAGTATAGGGGCAGTAGGGCCATTGATATTAGACCCTAAAACAGAGATGAACAATGCTATGGCTTCTAATAAGATAGAAGACATATTTTTAGGTTTAAATATACAGTGGTGTGACCCTAAAAAAGACACACAGGTTGAAGTTGACCATTTACAAGGTAGTACGTTTTTATTTCGTAAAGCAGCTGCTTCTCATGGTTATGATTTAACTCTATCTAAAGTTGGACATAGAGAAGAAACTATTTTTACATATGAAATGAAACGGGCAGGTTGGAGACTTGTAGTATTGACCGGTGTAAAAACCTGGCACATGCGTTATGGTGCTGGTGGTATAAGGAGCGATCATCAAATTAAACTTTTTGAAAACGATGAAGGTATATTCTATGAATATATTAAAAAATGGAATGTAAAACCAAGAACAGCAAAAATAATACCTCTAAATAGTGGTATAGGGGATCATTACGCTTTTAGAAGTGCTTTACATGCAATTAAAGAAAAATACAAACATTATAGGATTATTATTGGAGCTTGTTATCCTGCAGTATTTGAAGGTGAAGAGGGTATTGAAGTAGTAAGTTTAGGTGACACACTAGCTCTTGTAAAAGAAGATGATTATAATGTTTATCGGTGGATGGATCAACGTAACTGGAAAAAATCACTTTCCGAAGCATATAAACTAATGTATACAACATGAAACAAGTATTAATAAGCCCTTTTGCTCAATTATTACGTAATGGTAAAGAGAACCCTAAAAACTTTCCTTATTGGCCAGAATTAGTGTCTTTAATTAATAATGCCGGTATTAAAGTTGTTCAAATTGGTTCTGCTAAAGATAAACCAATTGAAGGTGTAACTGACTTTAGACAAAATTTAAAGCTTACAGAAATAAAAGATTTAGTAAATGAGTGTGATACTTGGATATCTGTAGATAGTTTCTTACAGCATTTATGTGCATATCATAAGCTTAAACGTGGTATTGTTATATTCAGTCAATCAGATCCTAAGATATTCGGATACACTCGTAATCTTAACCTATTAAAAAGCACAAAATACTTGAGAGATAAGCAACATTGGCTATGGGAACAATGTGATTATAATAAGGATGCATTTGTTAGTGCTCAAGAAGTAATGGATACTTTGTTAAAACTATTAGAGCCGAAGTAAGTATAGCCGTATATGGCTAACCCAAACAGCACTGTAGGTCCTTCAGATTTTCTATCTACAAATTTAAATAACCGCATCAAAAGCTATGATATGCTTGCGGAGCGTATCTTTTTTCAGCTTGGTGCGCCTGTTATTAATTTAGAAATTGCGTGTAATGCTGCTTATGATGCTATTGCTTATGCGATAGAAATGTACACTAAATTTACCCCTGGTACAGAAGAACTATTAGTGTTTGATAGTACATTATACACTTTTGGTCAAGGTATTCGAATGGATACACTTATTAATAATACTTTAAACCCAGAAGTATCTGCTTTAAGTTCTACATTTCAATCAGGTTTTGATGCTGACTTAAATGATTACAGAAAAGTAATAGATGTTACCTCATTTTCAGTTGGTACTAATAACGGTGTTAATACATTGTTCACTATTGAACAATCGATGGCTCAACAAATGCACTTTGCGTACTCTTTAGGTAGCAAAGCATTTGATGTTATTTCTTGGCATATTTTAAAAGATTGGTTGAAAACGCGTGAAAAGGTATTTGCTCAACAACCATTTTTTAGGTTCGATCCACGCACACAGGTCTTACGTATCACTCCGGATCCTGCGTTACCTGGTAAAGATAGATATTGGGCTACAGTTAGCTGTAAAGTAGAAAGACCAATTAAAGATTTAGTTAAAGAACGCTGGGTAATGGAATACGCAAAAGCTCTTGTAAAAATTAATATAGCTAATACCCGTGGTAAGTTTGGTAGTACTCAACTTTTTGGTAGTGGTACATTACAGTATCAAGAGTTAATGTCTCAAGGTACTACTGAAAAGAAAGAATTGGAAGATCAATTACTCAATACAAGACAAGAGGATCAAGAACCTCCAATGTTCTTTATGGGTTAATTAAGCGCCTGGTAATGCGCTTGACGCTCCACCAGCTGGAGCTGGAGCAGCTGCGCCTGCTTCTGGAGTTTCGCCACCTGCAGGAGCTTCACCACCCGTTGGTGCTTCTCCTGCTGGAGGTAAAGCACTACCACCACCACCTGGTCCAGGACCAAATGCAGGGGCTCCTCCACCACCACCAGGTGCAGCACCTCCTCCACCACCACCACTAGGAGCAGTACCACCGGCTGTAACTGATTGTCTCCAGTTTGGGCCAGAATTCGTAATTTGTTGTAACTCGAATGTGAAGGCAGCATCTTTCTTTTGCCATTCTCTGTTAACTTTTAACTCTTCATCAGTCCAGTTCATATAGCGTTTAAGAGCATATGACTTTGATACTGCTTCAGTTTGAATAGCATCAGAAAATGATTTGACTTTTAAGTCGTGTATTTGTGCTTCTCTAGCAGCATGGAAATATGTAGGTGGGTTAAATGATATATGTATATCATGTTCTTTAAGTTTATACTGTTCCCACAGGCCTTTAAGCTTTAAATGCGTTATAAATGTTTCTTTTAATGTAGATGCAAACTGACGTTGAAAACGTATAATAAGACGAGCAAACTTAAGTTCTTCTCTTAAAATTTCTGCACCATCAGCATACTTCATTTCAGGGTCTAAACGGCTAGTAGGTACACGTAACGCTTTATACAATTTCTTAACAAAGTAATTAAGGTCATCTAATTGACCTAAACTTGCATTGGTTGTTAATGCAGATACATCTGTACCACTACCGTCAGGTCTTTTTGCAAACCAATAACTATCTAACATACTTTGTGGATCGTATACATTGACGTTCGCACCTTGATCATTATCGTATGTTCTACGTGACCAGTATGTTTGCATTAAACGTTTAATATAAGCTTCAGCTTTAGGTGCTGGTAAATTACCGACGTCTACTTTAAACACTAAACGTTCTGGAGCTCTTACTAAACGATACACTACAATGCTATCTTCAATAAGAGAGAGTTGTTTATAAGCTCTACGCGCTACTTCAAGATACGGTAAACGAATAGTTTTATGCTCGTTCCATACATGAGAGTGAAAATAAGTAACTTGATGACGTTCTAAAGGTATAAGTTCTTGTTTAGCAGTGGTGCGGTTATTAATATCTACATCTATCTTAGGTTTACGTAACAAGTACCCTTTAATTAACATATTTTGAATGTTATCGTAAATAGGGTTAATATGTTCTGTAGGTATTTGTACTACACCAATAATACCCGCGTCTTTTTTGTTATCGTGTATTACGTTTTCAAAATATATTTCTGCATCGATTAATATAGCTCTAAAATATTCAAAACCCTTGTTTTCTAAATTAAAGTACTCTACTAAGTTGTTAAAGTTCTTTTGTAATTCCTTAGCTATAACTTCACTCTTTTCTGGGTTAATAGTTAAGTTTACATACTTACCTTTTTCATCTTTAACAAGCATTTCATCACATATTTCATCCAAAGCATGGCTAATTTCAGCATATGAAGCCATAACACGATAATCTGCTACTCTCTTAGGCTTATCTGTGTCAATTAATGCATAAAGAAAATCATGATATGCTTTATTAATAACTATACCATCAAGAGAAGGTGAACCTACAGGATCTTGAGCTGTCGAAACTGCTTGTTTATATACACGTTCTTTTGCAGATGTGCTTACGTTATAAAACGTTTCAAATTTAGGATTTAACTCCTTAATATTATTAATTACGTTAGTATTACCAGTGTACGGCAACCTATTAACAAGATTGTTAAATGTACGAGTAAAGAAGTTAGGTTGTACGTTATCAGCCATTTATATATTATTTACACTGTAAGTTGTTATTATATACTGGATTTATTAAAATGCCAATTTTAATTGTTAAGGACCACTTAATGCACTTATTGTAGCTGGACTACCACCTGTTACCATAAAGGTGGTTGGATTAGTGGTTGGACTTGCAAATGTTACAGGGCCTGAAAAACCCCAATTATTAAATGCTTGACCCGCTTTCAATGATACTGATATTGGATAAGACTGATTTACAATCAATCCTGGTATAGATGTACTACTTGTGTATTGTATACCGTTGATTTCAATATAATTTTGTCTACCTGGGTTGAAACTGAGGCTGAGGTTAACTATTGGGGTTGGTGTAACAGTAGGAGTCGGTGTTGGAGTACGAGTAACAGTTGGTGTAGGAGTTGGTGTAGCAGTCTTTGTAGGTGTAGGTGTTGGTGTTGGTTGTAGTATTGTGAATGCACCTATGGTTTGAAGACCGCCAGCAGCCGTGAGTGTAACTGTAGTAGTTGTATTTGTAGGGTCTCCAACAATAACGTTAGGTGTGAGGCCCCAATGACCAAAATCATACCCATAACTAACTCCAACAGAAATTGTATAAGGTTGATTAATATTAACTGTTACCATGCTGCTTGCTAAATAAACCCCGCTGTTAAATATAATGTCATCAGTTCCATCTGTTAAACTCAGTAACAATAAACCGGTGAGCGGTGGTGTAGCAGTTGGGGTAGGTGTAGGAGTAGGTGTTACTGTTGGAGTGGCCGTAGCTGTAGGAGTAGGTGTAGGTGTAGCTGTAGAAGTTGGAGCAGGAGTAGGTGTAGCCGTAGGGTCAGGTGTAGGTGTAGGGGTAGGAGAACCACCTGGCTGAATAAAGTATCCGTATTTTGTTGATATGTTATACCTTAACGTACTTACTAACTCAAACGCCTTACAATCTTGAGTTACAGTAGTAATTACAGTTCCATCAGATTGATACATACGAGTATCTACCGCAGTCGGGTTAACAAATGTAAAGCCATCATGTACAGGTGTACCACCCTTCCATAATGTAGCTCTCATAATAACCGGGTTACTACCTGATAACGAGTACCATATAGCTGTAAACGCTATATCAATGCTTGATACACTTGGTTGTTGATTCTTAAATTCAACTAAATCAAATAAAACAGCCTCTGTACCAGTACCAGTATTATCTCCACCATATATTAAATACGGATTATGTACTCCGTCGTTAGGGTACTGCGGCCCGTTACTTGAATATGCACATGTACCAACATAGTCTCCAGGTAAAGCATTACCGAAATCATTATTCATGATTGGTGGGTTTGAAACATATGACATAGTGTCCATATCTTCACCGTTAGTGAAGAAATATTCACAAACCATATAATCAAAATCAAACGTAAATGGTCCTGTCGCAAAGCCTGCAGTAGGGGTAGGTGTAGGTGTAGGTGTATCAGTCGGTACAGGTGTAGGTGTTGGAGTTAATGTTACAGTAGGTGTAGGGGTCGGTGTACCTGTTGAAACTACTGTAGGTGTTACTGTAGGTGTTACAGTTGGAGTAGGAGTTAATGTTAATGTCGGAGTAGGTGTAGGTGTTGAGGTAGGCTGTGGCGGGGGTGGTAATACAGCCTGTATACCTTGAGTGTATGGTGGTTGTACGGAAAGATTAGAGTTATATGAATTAACTGAAAGTAAAGTATAACCTGCATCGTTAAATACAATAATATCA